GCCGCGGCCGGTGGTATACCAACAAACACAACATTTATTAGTCCAGGTTCTGTTGAGCCGGGTTTTGCTGATACACGCGCCGTGTACTCTGCGACTGCGCCGTCTGAATCTTATAAGGTTGAAACGCCGGGTAAGGCAAATGGCGGTAATGGTACAGATAGTGCTGGTACGACTATTCCTGGTAAACCAGACGTACCATTTTCTCTGTTCAACCATTGGTCACTTATGAATTATGTTGGTGGGCCACTTGATACAATCTCAAATGCCGACTACAATAAACCACTTAATGCTGGTCAAGATCTAACTGATTATAGAAACCCAAGCGCAACAAGAATTATTGATTGGGCCAAAGAGAAGAATAACCCAGGATACCAATGGTCATTTGCGGATTTTGCTATGGCTAAATACTATGGTAAGGTATCTAATAATTATATGGTTACGTTGAGAAGATTCCCTATGCCGGTTGAAGATAATATTATTAATCCAATGGTTATTGGACCAGGTGGAGAAACTGTTAACAATGGCATGCCAGATATTGCACGTGCTGTAACGTGGATGGACGAAACTATTGGCAATAAACTTGAAGATATTTTAAAGTTTGATGTGAGCACTGTATGGGAAGAGGTTAAATCTGAAATCCAAGAAATACAGGGTGGCGAAAAGAAAGGTGGTAAGCTTGGTGAAATGATTGGTGGTAACTTCTTTGCATCTGCTGCTTTAGGCGCTGCGAATGGAATGGATGCTAGTCAAATACAGGCGGCAAATAGCGGCTATGATGCTACAAAGGGTACATATCCAAACCACGTATTTGGTCCTATCAACATTATTGATAAGGTAATGGTTAGAAAAGCTGGTCTTGATTTTACGGGCGACATGTCCCTAACGTTTCATTATAGCTTAAGACAACTTGATGGTGTATCGCCGAAAATTGCATTCTTAGATTTACTGGCAAACATGTTAGTGCTTACATATAATAATGGTAACTTCTGGGGTGGATCAACTAGATATACTGGTGGTGCGCAAGGTATGAATCAACCATTTGGTGACTTTAGTAAATTAAAGTCTGGTGACTTTGGTGGTTTCTTGGGTTCTATTGTTGGTGACGTATTTGGTAAGGTTGGTAATATTGTTGCTGATATCAAAGAGAATGGTATTATGGGTAATAAGTTTACACAGAATATAATCGGCGGCGGACTTATGGATTTATTTGGTACTCCACAAGGTGGTGAAGCTATTAAAGCATTTTTGACTGGTGATCCTACTGGTCAATACCATGTAACTATTGGTAATCCAATGGCGCCTATCGCTACGATTGGTAACTTATATTGTGATAAGGCGGACTTTAAGTTTGGCGGTGAAATGTCATACGAGGGTTTCCCGACTGAATTAACTGTTGTTGTTTCGCTAAAGCCAGCTAGACCGAGAGATAAGGCGGACATTGAAAGAATGTTTAATGGTGGTAGAGAACGTATGTACCTAACACCGGAAGGCGGCGTTAATACTAATAACAGTACAAACAATTCAGTTTATGGTAATGCAGATACACCGCATCAAGCTGGTATCTATAGAAAAATGGCTAACGGATAATGGACTTTCGTACACTAAAAGATAAAAGAATTGTTGATGGTAAAGTTGTAATGACTGAACCTACAACGGTATTTTTTAATATGAACCCGGATACTCTTATTGAGCACGAGGTTTCATTACATGAACTAGATAGACCTGATCTAATTGCTTTAAAATATTATTCAACAGATAAGATGCTTGATATCCTATTAAAGTTTAATGGTATTTCAAATCCATTTTCCATTAATGAAGGCGACACTCTTTTTATTCCCGTAAATATTACTTCATTTAAAAAGTTTATTAAGCCAAGCCGTTCGTCAAAAGAAACTCAAAAAGAAAAGTTCTTAAAGCAACGTAGAATGACTGAAAAAGATATTAAGCGATTTGAATACCTTCAGTCAATTGCACAGGTAGAAGCGCTACCACCAAATAGACTTAAGACCGGTCAAGTAAATAAAGATGCTACATCTGGTCCTATCACGGACTTAAATCCTAGCCAAGTTTAATTATGGCATTAGATAGTCATATTTATACAATACTAGAACCTAGTATAAAACTAGAACCTATGCAAATGCCTAATATTGGCGAGCGTGCAACGGGTGATGGTATATCGGATACTCAAGGTGGGGCTGCGCCGTATATTAAAATTAATGAGTATGTTTTTACACAAGGTGATATTGAAGACTTTACTCTAGACTTAAATGGCAAGTACCCAGAAATCCGTGCAAGGATTTCAGATAGACAGGGATTGTTGTCTGTTGACAAGTTTCCAAGAGATGGTGACATTCTTAGTTTAAGAATACAGCTTGATGAAGCCGGTACATATAAAGATATTAGAATGGACTTTAACATTCTTGAATTTAAAGGGTTTCCAACAAATGCAACTGAAATAACTAATGGTTCCGGTTCTGTATATAGGGTTCGAGCTATTGCTAGGATACCTGGAATGTATACGGATGAATGTAAATCATACGGTGAAAATACATCACTTGAACATATCAAATTAATTGCACAAGACCTACAGCTTGGACTAGCAACAAACATCGGTGCAACTGATGATAAGATGCGTAGATTTTGTGCATACCAATCTAAGCTTGAACTTATTTCAGACACTGTATTACATTCGTATGTCTCAGATAATGCATTTCAAACTTATTCAATTGATCCATATTACTATATTAATTACGTAGATTTACAGACAGTATTCAATGCGCCAAATGACATTGAAATACATGAAATGATTTCGGCAAAGGTTTTTAATGAAAGGGGTACTGATCCAAAAGAGGGCGCCGGTAAGAGCGATGTGCAATTGATACTTTCAAACCATCACTTAGTTAATGGTACAAATCAATACATTGAAAGCTACAACCTTCTTAATAATGCAACTCAAGTAGCTTTGGAGAATGGATACAAGCGTAAGATGCAGTTTTTTGATTTGGCTAATACAAATACACTGGTTGAATTTGATGTTGAATCATTGGTCAGTAGTACGATTGCGGATAATGAGGAGCCACTAAAAGGTCGTCGTAATAATGACAATGATGAATGGGCTTCGCATTATAAACAAAAGTATGTTGGTATTCAATCTGATGCTACTCATTTGAATTACAATTTTGCGGCAGTTAATAATATTCAGAATATGGTAGAGCTAGATAAGTTACAGCTTGAGGTTGAATTGGCCGTGGCAAACCCAGCGCTTTATAAGTATATGAAAGTGCCTGTAACTATTTACAATTATAAGATATCTACCGCAGCACTTCAAGACGACCAGAATAAAAAAGCAATTGAGGATGGTTTCACAACAAAGGAATCTGAACTACAAGCTGAATCTGTGAAGCAAGACGGTGATTACAGTACTTTTACATTGGATGAATTCTTAAGTGGTCACTATGTTATTATTGGCATTCAGTACAAGTATAATCAAGACGACCAATACCGTCAGGTCCTTAAGCTAGCTCGTAGAGAGTGGCCGGCCCAGATGGGAAATATGTGATATATAAACAATGGCAGATCAAACTAAATATCAGTTCTTAAAAGGACACCTTAATAAAAATGCAAAGAATCCATACCAGGATCCTACATTTTTGACATTTACATTAATGTTTGATGTAACAAGTCCATTATTTAATAAGGATGTTGCGGTGAAGTCACTAAGAGAACAATATGGTGAAGACCGTAGAGCTGACAAGCTTAGTGCTTTTATTGACACTATGCTCTTAATCAACCAAGAGATGCCATGGTATTTTAATTCAATTACTGGTGTTGATCGTGCTCTTGATTTTGATATGACAAAACCTTATTGGGGTGGTGATGATGCAAAACTTGAAATTGAATGTAATGAAACTATCAACCTACCAATATCTGGTTTGATGGACCTTTACCGTGAAGCTGTTTATAATTTAAAGGGTTGGACACAAGTATTGCCAGAGAATTATAAAAGATTCAACATGTATGTGATTGTGTCTGAGGTTAGAAACATCCAGACATCAATAGGTAATACAAATATTAATACTAATATTACTGCTGATTTTAAACCTCACTTTATGTTTAAGTTTGGTGCTTGTAAGTTTGATATTACATCTGGTAAAGAAGTCCTTGAAAATCTTAATAGTGCAGCGCCTGAAAATCCAAAGCCAAAGATTAGGATTAAATATGAAACTATAGAAAAGATTTCAGCACAATATTTAAATGGTATGCTGGGTGAAACTATTGATGATAATCCAGGTGTTGGTCTAGAGGTACCGGGTAACACGACGTATGCATCACGTGCCGGTCAGGCCGTTAATGATGCACTAAATACTGCAATGGGTGGTTTAAACAATTTAAATCCTATTCAAAATATTACAAGACCAAACAATGTATATGGTTCTGTGTTTGATGTTGCATTTGAGAGAGCTGTTAATCAACTTGACAATCTTGCAGGTGGTGTTTCAAGAATACCTGAAAACATATTTAAAAATAATGTAACGGCGGCTAAAGCCGAAACCAATAATATTTTAAAGAATGCCAGGGAGAATATCTTTGGTGTACGTAGTGGTACAACATTGGGTACCGCGTTGAGAGCAGGTTCAATTAACTCAATTTTGCCGACGATAAATAATATAAGTAGCCAGAGGCAAAATTTAGGTAATGTTAATGAATAATGAACCAACGAGAATTATTTACAGATAATCTTAGGGACTCGCATTGGATTGGAGAAGTTGTTGATAATAAAGATCCACAACAACTCGGTCGATGCAAAGTCAAAGTATTTGGTAAGTTCGACTTACTAGATGCTGAGGATATCCCATGGGCATTGGCTGCCAATAATACACACGGTTCATATAATGTACCTAAGGTTGGCGATATAGTTGCAATTATATTTGACAACGGTAATATCTATACACCTCTTTATAAATATAACATTAATAACAATACGGCTTTAAAAGACGACGTATTAAGTGGTTCAATAGAACCGGAAAATGTTATTTCTTTAATGTATGATGGTGAAAAAAACGCAAAGGTTTTTTATTCACCGGGTGAAGGTATTATTATCTCAACAGGCAACGGCGCAGCTGGCGCGCCAATGGTTAGACTATCGGAGGATGGTAAAGTTTATATCAATGCTGATGATATTTTTATAGCATCAAGTTATAATGATGAAAGTGAGCCAGCAGTAAAGGGTGAAACACTATCAAAGATACTTGAAGAAATTGTTGATGCTATTAGCAATCATAAACATATTCCATATGGCGGTCCAGTATTACCGAATACAACTATTCAGCTTGGATTGACTAAAGCTAAGTTTAAAACTTTTAAGCAAAAGAGATAAAACATGCCAGAAAGAATAGTAGCCCCAAATAGTGGTGTACCGATGTCTAATAGCAATGGTGGTACACAGGAGACCGGTGGTGATCAAACACAGGGCGGCGGTGCCGCAAATCCAGGTGTTGGTTCGGTTGGTACTTCAGGTACTTCTAATGCCCCTAGTTCATCTAGTGCTTCAAATGATTTAATGCTTGCCGAACTTACAAGTGCTATTACGGCTTATTTAGCAGTGGGCGCTATCTTACCGGGTGATGATTTTATCATGGACTTGTATATGGATAATAAGCTTGGTTTTAAAACAATTGAAAAAGACTTAGAGGAAGCTAATCCTGAAGTTGATAAAAAGACTATTAAAGATTTAGTAAAAGCTGAGAAAGAAAAGACTAAGGCATTTTTACAGGGACCTGGTAAGGCAGCATTTAAGGATAAGCTTGATCAATTAAAGATTGAGATTAAAGATATGCAAAGTACTATGGGTAGTGTTGCACAAGAGGTAACTATGTCTATCACGGATGCCTTCATGCCACCGGTTGTTGGACCAGTAGCTCCAAACCCACTAAGTAGTGTTTTGAAAATTAGTCTTAAGATTATTGCAATTAAAACTAAGATTGATATTGTACTTGCCGGTGTATTAGTTGTATTAAAACTTATGGATGAGCTTGGACTTGGTGAACATAGGGCTGTAACAGATATAGTTCAACTTGCAGCACCTATTGTAAGAGTACAGCAATCATTAAAAGATGCTTTTGCTAAAGCTGAAAAAGAAGCTAAGAATTCAGATGATGGTTATAAAACCGAACACCCTGAAGCCGGCGGTGGTAATATTGAAGAGGGTGCTACAATAACAGGTCAAGAAATTCAGATTGAAGCACAGTCAAGATATAGCGTTAATGGTGAATGGCCACTTAAGAAAAAGAACCGTAAAGCTGTTAAGAAATTAGTAAATAGCTCTGACGAGATTGAAGCGGAATGGGGTGAATTATTCCAGAGCTATAACGAATGGCTAAAGGTTCCGCAACCACAAATCGTTTCATCTGGCAATCGGGCATTTGCCGCGGGTAGTTATAACCCCGATAATGTAGGACAAATTGGCGGTCGCCCGGGTTCTTAACTTTAAAAAATTGACCCTATAAAAATAGGGTATATAATGTATAATTTATTATTTATTTTTATTCACCTTTTTATTTAAACCAAAAAAATGGAAAACAAAAAAAGAGAACGTATCAGCAAAAGAAAAGTTGAAGTTCAAACAGAGGATGTACAACTCTTAAACGAAGTACAAGAAGACGATTTCGAACTAACCCTGGAAGGTAACCATGATGAGTATAACTTCATCCTTCCTAATGGTGAATTTGATTGGGACGGTTACGAAGCGCATCACAACCACAAGCTAAAACCTAATCATAAGGTTAAGACGCTAAACCACAAACACATTGTTTATTCACACGCATCAAATGCACAGGAGATGTACAACATGTACAACAATGCTTCATTCCATTTGGATGAAATCTGTGAACTTGTTGAAGGGTCTATTATGACTGGTAAGCTTCATTCTATGTCTACTAGATGGGCAACGGTTGATGTAAACTATAGAGAAATGTTGTATATCGACTTGTCTCGTGAAGACCGTGATGTTATTGCGGATTACAGACCAGGTGATGAAGTATCTGTAAAGGTTCTTAGTGATAAGACTCAAGCACGTGAATATGCACTTGCATCAATTACTGAAGGTGCTAAGCAAGTTATATTTGCTGAACTTAGAATGGCAGCTGACGAAGGTGGTACTGCATTTATGGGTAAGGTTACTTCAATGATTCCAGGCGGTGGTTACATTGTTAAGGTTCAAGGTATTGAATGTTTCATGCCAGGTTCACTAGCAGGTATCAATAAGCTGGCTGATTTTGAATCAATCGTTGGTACTGAAATGTATGTTGTGCCTGATTCATTCTCTGCTAAGCGTGGTACTATTGTGGTCTCACACAGAGCTTATCTACAAGCTATGATTCCAAAAATGATTGGTGAGCTTGAAAACAATTTGGACGCAGTACAGAAGGGTTTTGTGACCGGTACGGCTAAGTTTGGTGTCTTCTGTGAATTCAATAACTGTTTGACAGGTATGATCCACATTAATGACCTAAGTCCAGAATGGTCTGCCAAGCATAAGAATAATTCAATCGAACCAGGTGATGAAATTGAATTTAAGATTAAGGAGATTGTTAATAACAAGAAGATTATCCTTACTCAAATTGAACAGGTAGAAGTTAAGGAAGACAACTCTTGGGAAGAGTTCACAAAAGATTTGCAAATTCCATCTGTAGTTACAGGTAAGATTAGATCTGTAAAAGACTACGGCGTATTTGTTGGTTTACATGGAACTATCACTGGTATGGCACACGTATCTAACTTTGAAAAGAATATTTCATTGACTGAAAGATTTACAAAGGGTGACGAGGTTGCTGTCGAAATTACCAAGATTGACAATGATACGAAGAAGGTTTTCTTAAAGGTGGTTGGGGCTTAAGCTCCAACTAACCTTTATGTGAGGTGGATATATACTTAAACAAGATAGATTCCACCTATGTTAAACCAACACAATAAAGATGTTCTTCTAAATTCACAAGTTGGATTTGAATTTGAATTTTATTCAAATACTTCTGTAGAAGAAACTGCAAAATCGGTAGGCGAACTATTGGGTCGAAAGATTCAAATAGAAAAGAAAGCACACTCGGATTTTCAGCCATCTGATAAGGTATTTAAAATGGAACCCGACATGTCGGGTGGGGCCGGGCTAATTGAATTAGTTACTGGCCCTTTGCCATATACGGATGCTAGGTTGATTGCCATCAAGATGCTTAAGTGGATTGATACTAATGGTTACACAAATGACCGTTGTGGTTTACACTTAAATATTTCATTTCAATCAGGAACTTATGGCAAGTATTTTATAACACATATGAATACTCTTAAATTTGTACTTGAATTTAAAGAGGATCAAGTCTATAAATACTTCCCACAAAGAGAGAATCTTGTATATGCAAAATCTATTAAATACATCCTACCAAAAAATGGTATGTATTTATTCAATGAGAATACTGTAAATAAGACACAGTTTAAATATCCAGACACCAAGTATTATGGTGTAAATTTCTTGAAGCAAGAAAAGGGTTATCTTGAATTCAGATACTTGGGTGGTACTGATTATCAAAAACGCACGGTTGACATCCTACAATTGATGGACCTATCTATTACACAGCTTCATGATGTATGTTCTGATTCAAGCTTGTCTGAATTGAATAGACTTGAGTTACGTAAAATTATGCGTAACATGCAACCAATACTTGACTTGTATAGAGACCATAGAAACTTTAAACAATTTGATGATATCAGATTTACATTTGACCTTAGTGAAGATGGTGGTAACAGGGGTGAGACCATTGATATGTACTGGGACCAAATCAAGGAGCGTGTTATTAAATTGATATCAGAGGGTGGCATGACAAAGGGTCATATTAACTACGACTCAGATAGGTCTAAGATTCAAATCAAGGATGGTGTATTTAAGGGTGCGCACGGTCTTGAGTTTTATGAATTTGTAGATTGTGAAATTGCAGGTGAGGTAAAATATAGTGACTTTTATAAATGTAAATTAGATGGTTGTGATATTGAGACTTGTAATTTATATCAGTCAACTGTTATTAAAAATTCAAAACTAAAGTCTTCATATGTTCACCAAACATCTTCTGCTGAAAACTGCTATGTATTTGGCACGGACGGTGTATTTAAAGGTTCAATGAAGGACGGCATTTTTAGGGAGGGTAAGTACTCCGCAAAAACAGCAAAATTTGATGGCACTGAAATTGTGCAATCAAAAAAAATAGATTAATAAAAAAATGGGCGATATTTTTGTAGGAGATCTAAATGACTTAACAACTCCACCATCGTATGATCCAAATTGTTTAAATGACTTTTTAAACGAGATTGGTTCATATGTAACTGGTGCTTGTATGATTCCAATGAATCTACCACAGTCAGAGATCTACAATATTATTAAAAGAGCTAAACAATGGTTCTATAAGAACTATGAATACTCTATGGTTGAAAACTTCTTATACATCCCAAAGGAAGTATTTGAAACTGATCACTTTAAAAGAAGAAGAGCACTAACAATGCCTGGACCATCTAGCATTACAGGCGGTGGTGAAGTTTATTCTGTATACGGTGTTTTTGAAACTGGTAGCGGTAGCTTTGGTACTTCAATTGCGTTTCAAACTGGTGACTTTGATATTGAGCGTATGATTTACGGTTCTTTTTCAAATGAAGGTGCTGGTATGGTTAATGCCATGGAAAACTTACAGTACTATGTAATCAACCAATCTGGTATGGAAATGTCTAGACAGATTCTTGAGAATCCGCTTTCATTCCACTACTCACAACAAACACATGAGCTAAAGTTCACAGGACAGACACCGAAGAAAGGCGTATTCCTAGAAGTTTATGAAACTATTCCGGACTGTGCATTGTTTGCAGATGAAATCTTTTTTAGATATGTTGTTGCTAAGGTTATGGTTGCGTTTGGTCAAAAGCTTGCAATCTTTAGTTACAACCTACCAGGTGGTATTACTATCAATGCCGATATTATCCAGGGTATGGGTCAAGACGAGCTTGATAAGATTATTGAAGAGATTAAATCGGACGAAGGCACTGATTGGATGATGCACTCATAAGATGAATATATAATATTACTATGGACTTCTATGTTAAAACAATTGGTGATCCTAATTATGATCCGTATAAAGTACATTCTGAGAGTGAGGTAGCCCAACTCATTGGACAGATTGAGACAACTTTGTTTACAAATAGAGGTGAAGTACTTGGCGAACCTGATTTTGGTTGCAACCTGGAAGACCTAGTTTATTCATTAGGTTATAATGAGGTTCAAATTCAGGGTATTGTCAATGAACAATTTAAACGTTTTGTACCATTGGCTGCAAAATTTAATGTTGAGGTTCTTGTTTCTTTCTATAGAGGTGAGGTCAGAGACATTGCGCAAATAGACGTTACAATTGATAGCAAATATCAAGTTGGTGTCTACATAAATTAATGAACTAAATAAATGGCTGAATTTAAATTTTTACAAGCTGCTAGAATCAAGGCATCTGAAATTAAAGAGGACGCAAGACAGTACGTAAGTAGGGTCTATGGTAGAGCTGGTAATTTATTTACGGCAGCTTCGCCATTTGCGCAAATTATCCAGGTAATGTCTGAATTAACTGAGATGATCTTTTATTACATTGAAGATTCAACAGTTGAACAGAATATTATGACTGCTCAACAACCAGAATCAGTTTATGGTCTGGCAAGATTAACTGGACACGATCCATCAAGAGGTTTTTCATCTATTGGTGAAATACAGATTAGATGGAAACCAGGTACACAAAATGATATTGCAGGAAGTGCTTTATACATTCCAGCCAATAGCCAAATCCGTTCAGATCTAAACGGTCATGTTTATTTAATGCGTACTTCTTCTGATATTATTTCGTTAAGCAAATCAGAATTTAATTATATTAAAATACCTATTATTCAAGGTCAAATTGAAAATCAAACAGTCACGGGTACTGGTGAAGCTTTTCAAACTTTCAATATCCAGACTGGTGGACCTACAGCACACGACCAGGTAAAGGTTGCAGTTAACGGTGAATCGTGGACAATTTACAATTCATTATATGACATGAATGCATCCACTCGC